GAACAACGAACTTCTTATCGTTATCCTTACCCCAGGCAGATAGCGTGTCGAAGAATACTTCGCGGTTCACTTTCTTGCCATCAATAACTGCGCCAGTCTTAGCAGTAATATACATCCAAGAGTAACCGCGTTGCTCCAACTCAAAGCAGAAATCAGTTTCAGACACCAGAGAAACGATTTGCTTGGTTGCCTTAGCACAGATCAGGATCTTGCCAACCTTGTTGTCATCAATGGTTTCCAGCAGATTCTCCGCGTCACGGTCGAAGTTGGTCTGCTTGCCCTTCACCATCTCAAGTTGCTTGACGATAACTTTAGGAGGAACAATATAACCACCTTGAACAAGTTCAGGAGCGGGAACTTTGCAGATCACCTGACCATAAACAGCAGCATCATTCATGCCAGGTTTGCCAACTGCCAGAGAATGTTTGGGAGTTGCGGTAAAGAAATAGCATCGACGTGCATTAGCAGCAAAGTGCTCAGTTGCAGGGAAAAAGTGACGCTGAACAGAATTATGTGCCTCATCAAAGTAGATCGTATCCACATCAATTCCTGCCACTTGCAGACGCGACAGAGAGTTGTAGGTAGTGAAGATCAGTTGATGCTTACCAGCAGCAGCACACATACCAGCATGAACAAGAATGTCACGAGGTTTGGTAGTGCTAACGTGGTGAGTTTCTCCACTGTGAACGTGCAGAACTTCAGCGTTGGTGATGAACTCCAGAAACTCAGCAGAGAGTTGCTCAGCAAGCAAAATGCGAGGAGCAACAACAACAATAGTCTGAGGAGTTTGTGACTGGAACTCCCGCAGACAGTCCATAATCATATTCAGAGTCTTTCCACCGCCCGTAGGATAAATCAGTTGACCCTTACTATTCTTTTGCATTGCAAGGTCGCCACGTTCTTGGTGAGGGCGAGGATTGAGTTTCATTGGAATCATCATCTAGTATTAGGACAGTTTGAAGGCCCCAGGTTTAGTTCTGTTGCTCTTTGTAGTAGTTCAAGTCAGCAATCACACTCTGCATTGTAGCACGACTGTAACCATTTGAAAAGTAAGGAGACTTTTCGGTTTCATTTGATTCTCCATCTACATTATAGCACACATCTACACTTCTTTGAAGATCTTTGATGATACGCTCATAAACAAAATCAGGGATTTGAATGTAATTCATTGTTCTCAGTGGTTTGGTATCTAAAGACTAAAATAGCACGCTTACAGGCGACTGTAGAGCGTGCTGGTGAGGAATCAATCTCCTCCGAACATTTCTGCAAATAACCATTCGCCAGAACGCTCACCTTCTTCCCAGACTTTGTTAGCGTTTGCTTCAATCATTGCTTGCTCAATCTTCATATCAAGGGCAGATTTGGTCATAAACCAGGTTCCGTTGCGATCTTGCCAGAGCATTTGTTTTGTTCGTTGTGCTTATACTACTGGGACACTTTCAAGGCCCCAGGTTAAGATTACCAACTGCTGTACTTATATGGTTTTCCTGTTTTCTTTGTTTCTGCCTCCCCTTCTTTTCCGCCAGTTAATTTAACTTTTGCTGGTGGCACTCCTTGTTTTTCTGCTTCGCTCTGTCTTACAAGTGTTTCAAGTTTTTTTTGTCCTGCTCTTGTAATTTCCTTTCTTTTCTCTCTTGACATACCAACAACAGGGCGTTTTGGTTGGTCAGAAGGTCTCTTATCTACTTCAGTTTTCTTCTTTGCAAGTAGTTTAGTTGCTGCTGCTGATGCTTCTTTTGCTTTTGGTTTTTCTGCTGCTGCAGTTTCACCTTTCTTCTTAGCAGCAATTCTAGCAAGTGCTGCCTTCTTTCTTTCTTCCTTTGCTGCCGCTGCTGCTTTTGCCTTTACATCAGCAGATCCACGTTCTTGAGTTGGTTGTTGAACTCTCGTGGATGCTTGACGCTGAGTTCCAATATCTTTGCGTGGTTTGTATTCAGTAGGTTTTCTTTCTTCTCCCGATTTTGCTTGCTTCATTCTACGCATTTCAGGAGCAGTTTTCTTACGTTCAGCACCTATACGACCACCTTCACCAGTGCGACGTATTTGGGAGGAACCCATAACTTCTTTGTCATAGGTTGCTTCAGCAAGAATCATAAACTCCTGAAATGTGATCATTGGTATCTAAACACTACTTTTTAGTATTTAGATGTCCTCTTCCTTTGCTTTATATGAACCCTTGAATACACGACCTTCAGCATAGAATTGCTTCACACGTTCGCGGCGAGTGGCAAGCAAAAGATCGTATTGTTCTTGTTGAGATTTTGTAAAAGTAAAATCTTGCCGCCTCCAAGTTTCTTTCAGTTCGTTGATGTGATGAAGCACGTTGGGGATTTGTTCAGTCATTTGAGTATGATAAAGGAAAAGTAATCAGTTTGTGGAGGTTAGTGGACAGTTTGAGAACTGTCAGTAATCAATGTTAGAATTAAGATAGTCGTTAAGATTAAAGTCATTAGATTCTTCAATCAAATCAGAGAGATCTTCACCAACAAAATCGAAGTTTTCAATTTCTTCAATTTGGATGTCGTCGAAGCAGTCCATAAAAAGTGAGTTGCTTACATAACTAGAACACTTTCAAGGCCCCAGATAAGTATCAACGACTCAGAATTGCTTTCATTCTTGCACGTTTTGCTGATTGTTGTGCTCTTGCTTCTCCACCCAATTCTTGATGAACGTGCTTAATATGTGCAGTCTTTTGTGCTGCCTGACGCATTGCAACCTGTTTACTATAAAGATTAGGCTCCATTGTAGGAGTTTGTTCCATAAACTGTTGGAATGTTTTCATTATTATCTAACTTTTTGATTATTTATTTTTACTCAAACTCAAACGTTCTATTTGACACCTTCATAGGTGGAGTTTGATACTGTGGAATGTTAGAAGTTTCAACAAATACTTCTATTTTAGTTTCATCATTCCAATGACGAATTACACCAGCAACAATGAAAGCATTAGTAATTAAATAAGTTGCAAAAATAAAAGTTCGGATAAGTGCTACCTTATCCGATTCTTTATCACATTTACTTGCTTTTTCGCCCAATGCTTTCGCCCACCAACGCCAAGCAGTCTTGTTCTTCTTCATATTTTGATTGTCTTGATTTAACATACTTCAAGTCTTTCCAGTCTTCTTTATAGCAAACTACAAGCAATCTTTCATTTGCGTGGATAGGGCAAGCGTGATAGTTTACCTGGTCTTTAGGGCGAACAACATACTCAATCGTAACATATTCATCATCCCTAAAATAAACCCAACCTTCAACACCTTTTGTCCATTCAACATAATCATTGACTTGTGGTTTGTATGTCATACAAAGAACGCATCCAATGGAGACTGCTTGATAGGCATTGCTGAATAGTTTCGCGTGTCGTTGATATTTACACGAGCACCGACTGTCTTACTATTGATGGGGGCGAAGTATTCTCTGGTCTTGGATTTATAGAATCCCCAGATTGTCCGGGTGGGAGCACCGTTATTGTAATCAAACTTACGATTGCAATACAACCATATAGCAATAACTCCACGCTTGAACTCTTCAAACTCATAATAATATCCAGTTGGTGCTTTATGTGGAAACTCAGCAATCATAGAACTTGTCACGAGACATATACTCAATTTGTTTTTGCAGTTGTGAGATTTCGTGTTCTTGTTCTGCAATTTTAACTTGCAGTTGTTCAATACGTTCTTGATACTGTTTCTTCAAATCAAACACCATTTTATTGGTGTGAGCAACGTGGTGAGTCATCAGGTTGTAAAAGATTCAACTATGCCAGATTCTACATCTTCTGCAAGAGCATAAGTCCTTGCACTTAACACATTTTCACGAAGAGTCGTGTAATACTGCTCATAGAAGTTTCCGTCGTCTTCTGCAGCAATCAAATCAAAACATTCATTGTCGTTTTCTGCAATCACATTCCAAAGTCCACCATATTCACTGGAGGGAAAAGGAATGTAGTGATCAACAATATAAAGAAACTTTTGTGCCATTTGTTTGTGTAGATTACCTCTTAAGTTTAAGATTAGTTGTCGTCGTTGTCAACATCAGCAGTGACTATAAATGCAGTTCCTATAGTTAAAAGGATGCCAAGTCCCATGCCAAGAATAAAAGTCATTAGTAAAACTCCGCCAAATAGTAATCAACAGTTACCTCAAGTTTCGCCGCTTCGCGCTCAACTTCTTTCCAGAACTCTTCTGCTACTTTGTCCATTTCTGCTTGTTTGATAAGATCGCGGAGTCGTTTTGGAATCATTTTGGTTACTTGATTTGATTGCTGGGTGGGTATTTAAGATTATCTATCGCTTTAGAACGATAATAAGCATCATACATCTTATCATCACGCTGGATAAGAAAGACATTCCAACCAAGAATGACTGCAAAACCAATCAATCCAGC